TCTGCCAATGTAAATCATTTTAGAGCCTTGTTGGAAGAACTTCGACTAAAGAAGAATTTTGTTCCCGATATAATTTTTGTTGATTATCTTAATATCTGTGCTTCTGCTAGATTAAAAATGGGAGCAACAGTTAATTCATACACATATATCAAATCCATTGCAGAAGAGTTGCGGGGACTTGCTGTGGAATATAATCTTCCAATCTTTTCTGCAACACAAACAAATCGTTCCGGTTTCAACAGTACGGATGTTGGACTTGAGGATACTTCAGAATCATTTGGTTTGCCTGCAACCGCAGATTTCATGTTTGCTTTGATTTCTAGTGAAGAACTAGATGAGTTGGGGCAGGTTATGATAAAACAACTTAAAAATAGATATAACGATACTATTGTCAACAAAAAATTTGTTGTCGGAATAAATAGAGCAAAGATGAAGTTGTATGATGTAGAAGATTCGGCACAGAATGGATTAATTGGTTCTGGACAATCTTCTGCTGGAAACGGATACGATGGAAATAATTTTGACGAGAAGTTTTTCACCAATAAACCAAAAGTAAGAACAGAATTTAGCGAATGGAAGGTATAAGATATGACAAGCCCAAACAGAGATGACATTCCCCAAACCGAAATTGACCGAGAAGCTTTAAGACAGGCTAAAAGAAAACTTGACGAGAGACGAGCCAAACTTGGGGATGACTCAGTAAGAAATGAAGATACTAGGATAGATGAAACCCAATCTCAAAGCCAAATGCAAGCAAAAATTATTAAACAGAATGGACTTGAATCATTTTTAACTGGTCAAAATCTTCAAAGAGATTTAGAGAAATGGACTGAATGGTTAAAGGAAGTTAATTCTCAAAATCCCAATCCAGATGGTTCTTTTACAAGAATAGACTTACCGGAAATCAACATATTAGATGATGAATTTGAAGACGCATGAGTGGATTTGTTGACAAGAAATTTATAAACATGATATCACCTCAACTTGAGAGGTTTGCTTGGAAAAAGAATGATTTAGCGAATTGTCGTTGCCCCATTTGTGGCGATTCGCAGAAAAACAAATCAAAAGCTAGAGGTTTCTTTTACGAGAAAAATAATTCATACTTTTATAAATGTCACAACTGCAATGTTGGTTGTAACATATATAATTTTTTACAAAAGGTTTCACCATCACTTTGTAAAGAATACTCCCTTGAAAATTTCAAAGAGGGTAACACCAAGAAGGTAAATAAGAAAGATAACGAGAAGATGTTCAAGTTCAAAAAACCACAATTCAAAAAGAAGGATAAACTTCTAGACGATGTTACTTGTCTAAACGAATTACCTTCCGACCATGACGCAGTTAAATTTGCAAATATGAGAATGATACCAAAACAACATTGGAAGTTGTTATATTACACAGATGATTTTGGTTCATTTGTTAGACATAATCTTGACCCCGATGCATTTGTTGGTAAGGAAGAAAGAATCATAATTCCATTTTTCAACAGTCATGGTGTTGTTGTTGCGGTTCAGGGTCGGTCAATTAATTTCAAAGACGAATCAAATGCCAGAGAAACCGCAAAGTACATTACAATCAAAGCAGATAAAAGTATCGACAGATTGTGGTATGGTTTGTGGAGAGCAGATGCAAAGAAACGAGTGTATGTGGTAGAGGGGCCTATCGACTCCCTATTCTTACACAACTCTGTTGCTATGGTGGGTGCGGGTGCATTAAAAGAAATCCCTATGAGATTTGATAATACACCGATGACTTTCATCCTAGATAACGAACCAAGAAACCGCCAGATATGTGCATATGTTGAAAAGTTGATAGAGTTGGGACGAGAAGTTTGTATCTGGCCTAAAGATGTGACTGAAAAGGACATCAATGACATGGCATACAGAATGTCCACTCGTAAAATTCAGAAGATGATTGATGAAAATACTTTTAGTGGGTTAGAAGCAACTTTAAAATTTAACGAGTGGAAGAAAATTTGATGTATAAACCACTTCCAGAAGAAGTAACAATTTCTAAATCCTCTATAGATGGATTGGGTCTTTTTACTAAAAGAGAAATTGAAGAAGGACATGAGTTTGGAATAACACATGTCTTTGATATTAGATTCGAAAATGGTTATATACGAACGCCTCTTGGTGGGTTTATAAACCACAACACAAATCCAAATTGTCAACTGGTAGAAGTAGATAAAGATATATTCCCAGTTACTAAGGATGGTAAATGTTTAAAATTAGTTTCTATTAGGAAAATAGAACAAGACGAAGAAATAACAACTAAATATTCGTTGTACAGTTTAAAGGATTAAATTATGCATAGTCGTGATAAAGAGATTAAATATCTTGAAGCAATGGTGGAGTTTGGATATCAGTTTTCTGACTATGTTAAGAATGTTGACGAAGAATTATGGAAACGAGCAGTTGATTACGCAAAAGATTATACAAAGAAACATGGTATAGTATTTAAAGATAAAGAGGACTGAATGACTAAGTGTGAAGTTTTAGATAATGGACATGTCCATCTAGTGGACAGTATGGGAAGTGACTTAACGGTGTGCAACGCTGCCCGTGTGTCATTCAATAAAGAAACCGAATGGGATGTGGACAAAGAAACTGAGTCTAGATTAAAGAAAACAAATTCTTCATTTAGACCATCTGATGTTCGCAAGTTAGCAGACCGTGATGTAAAACTTATTCGATACCTTGCAACCCATGGCCATTGGACTCCATTTGCACACCCACAGATTACTTTAAGAATCAAAGCACCCATTTCTATTCGAACACAATTCTTTAAGCACAAGCAGGGATTCGTAGAGAATGAAATTAGCCGTCGTTATGTTGATGAATTACCTGAGTTTTATCATCCGAAGTGGAGACATAAACCAGCAGGAAATGCCAAACAAGGAAGTGATGGTTGGTTGGAATGCAGAGATGGCGGAGGAGAAACTTCGGGAGGATTTGCAACTCACCCATTATATGAATCATATAAACATTGCCTTAATAGTGCATTAAAAACTTATGAGGAATTACTTGCATCGAATGTTGCACCAGAACAAGCAAGATTCGTTCTGCCTCAAGCAATGTATACTGAATGGTATTGGACAGGAAGCCTTGCGGCATACGCAAGATTTTATAAACAACGAATTGATGACCACGCACAATGGGAAATCCAACAATATGCAGATGCAGTTGGAAAAATTATTAAACCATTATTTCCAGTTTCGTGGAATGAACTTACAAAGACGATAAATAAATGACAGGTCAGGAGTGAAAGATGTCTAATAGTTTGCCAACATTATATCAAGATTTCATCCATCTGAGTAGATATTCAAGATGGACGGAAGAATCAGGAAAACGAGAAACATGGAACGAAACGGTTACCCGTTACTTTGATTTTTTCGTAGAACACTTACAGGATGAATTGAATTATAAAGTAAGTGACAATGAAAGAAAAACATTACAAGAATCAATCATAGATTTAAAAATAATGCCTTCTATGCGAGCTTTAATGACAGCTGGTGAAGCATTGAAAAGAGATCACATTGCTGGATATAATTGTGCTTATGTAAGTGCCGGCCGAGTTCGTGCATTCGATGAGATTCTGTATATCCTTATGTGTGGTACTGGTGTTGGTTTTAGTGTCGAAAGAGATTTCTTAAGTAAGTTGGCAACAATCTCCGAAGATTTTGAAGACAGTGATACCACGATTGTTGTACAAGACAGTAAGATGGGCTGGGCCAAGGCATATAAAGAACTGACATCACTCTTGATTGGCGGACAAATTCCAAAGTGGGATGTGAGTAAGATTCGTCCTGCGGGTGCCAGACTTAAAACTTTTGGTGGTCGTGCTTCGGGCCCAGAACCACTAGAAGATTTATTTAAATTTACAGTAGAAACCTATAAGAAAGCTTCGGGTAGGAAATTAACTTCCATTGAAGCACACGACATCATTTGTAAGATTGCAGAGATTGTAGTTGTTGGTGGTGTTCGTCGTTCTGCCCTTATCTCATTGTCTTCATTAACAGATGAACGAATGCGTGATGCAAAGACAGGACAGTGGTGGGTGACAGACCCACAACGAGCATTAGCAAACAACTCAGTTTCATATAAGGAAAAACCAGAGATTGGTACATTCATGGAAGAGTGGTTATCTCTTTACAAGTCCAAGTCTGGTGAGCGTGGTATCTTTAACCGTGATGCTGCAAAGAAAACAATTGAAAAACTTGGTGACCGTCGTGACCCCAATCATGACTTTGGTTGCAATCCATGTTCGGAGATTCTTCTTCGTGACAGAGAGTTCTGCAATCTAACTGAGGTGGTTATCCGACCAGATGATACTATTGAAACTTTAAAGGAAAAGGTTAAACTTGCCACGGTTCTTGGAACATGGCAGTCAACCCTTACGAACTTCCGTTACCTTTCAAGTGAGTGGAAGAACAACTGCGAAGAAGAAAGACTTCTTGGTGTTTCTCTCACGGGTATCATGGATAATAAATTAACAAATGGTTCGGGAAACATTGAAGATTTGAAGAAATTACTTGAGTCACTCAAAAAAGTCGCAGTAGATACAAATAAGGATTATGCAAAGAAATTGGGCATAAATCAATCAGCTGCGATTACTTGTGTAAAACCGTCTGGTACGGTTTCTCAGTTGGTCGATGCCGCTTCTGGTATTCATTCTCGACATGCAGATTACTATATTCGTACAGTTCGTGCAGATATCAAAGACCCTCTATGTAAGTTTATGATTGACAAGGGTTTCCCTGCCGAACCAGATGTAATGAAACCAGAACATACTATGGTATTTTCTTTCCCCGTGAAATCACCAAAAGGTTGCATCACTAGGACAGAAAAGACTGCCATAGAACAGTTAGAATTGTGGTTACTCTATCAACGATTTTGGTGTGAACATAAACCTTCTGTCACCATTACCGTAAAGGAACACGAATGGATGGAAGTTGGTTCGTGGGTATATAATTATTTTGATGAGGTATGCGGTGTTTCCTTCTTGCCACATTCAGACCATAGTTATCGTCAAGCACCATATCAAGATTGTACTAAAGAAGAATACAATACTTTAATGAAGAAAATGCCAAAAGAAATAAATTGGGATGAACTTTCTAATTATGAAAAAGAAGATAACACTTCTGGTTCTCAAACAATGGCTTGTAGTGGAAACAGTTGTGAAATTGTAGATTTAACAAATTAAATTAACTTAAATTAAATAAAAGAACTAAAAGCGTGGAAAATAAGGATTGACATTATCTCGATATGATATATAATAAACAATCAAGATTTTCAACGGGGACGGTGGATTACCGTCCCAAATCATTTTTATAGGGGTGCGTTGCCTCTAAGTCAAATATAAGGAGAAAACTATTATGACTACTAAAAATAACTGTCCTATGGGCGGATGCACAGATGTTGTATCCAAAGGATTCTGTAAGGTCGGAGTAACCCGATCAATGATGATTACACTCGCACTTATTCCATTCGCATGGGATGGAGTTGTGTGGTGCGGTCAAGCAATTAATTCCCTCTGGGGTCTGGTAACAAACGCAGTAGGCTGAAAAGTCTACTCTTTTTAATTGGAGATTCTATTATGAACAAGAAAAAGTGGACAATTTATGGAGCAGTCGCAGCTGCTATTGTTGTTGCTGCTCTTACGACTCCAGTTTTAGCAGACACCCCTGCACAACTTCGTGCAGAGGCCGACCGAATCGAACTTGCTGAACAACGAGCAGAGGCAACTAAAGCCCTCGTTCGTGAAGTTCTTGCAGATGCCGATTCCCGTGCAATGTTTCAGGGAAGTAAATCCCCTGTAACTGTAAATGTACATGGGTTTGCTCAAACTCGCTATTCTTATAACAGTGGTGGAAGCGTCGAAGCCAATCATGGTTTCGGTATTCCTGCCGTACGACTTATCCTCGATGGTGATGTCTATGGTGTTGGTTATAAGGTGAGTGGTCAATGGAGCGATGGTACTAATGAATTCGAACTAAAGGATGCATATGGTACTTTCGGACTAGCAGGACTAGACTTTAAGTTTGGTCAATTTAAGGCTCCCTTCATGAAGGAGTGGAATACAGCCCGTCAGGATACCCTGATGGCTGACCGTTCTATCGTTGCATACACCTTTGGCCAAGGACGGTCACAAGGTATTGAGTTTGGTAAGGACTTCGGTAAATTCGATGTCCGTGCCGCTTATACCGATGGTTTTAATAGTGCAAACGGCGATGGCGTTCCCAATGGTTATGCTCTCACAGCTCGAGCTGGTGTAGACATTACCGATTGGTGGAACTTCGGCGCTGCAATTTCATGGAATGACTTAGACACTACAGACTACTGGACTTATACAGTAGACACTGGTGTTAATGTCAGTGGTCTTGGTCTGAACGCAGCATTCACTGGTGTAAACCGTGATGCTGGTAACGACTGGGCTGCAACCTTCAGTGCATCCTACTTCTGCATGGATAACCTACAAGGTTATGTTGCATACGAGTACGGTACACTGGATGGTGTTAGTGATGACTTGAGTGTTGTCACAGTTGGTGCAAATTACTTCATCAACGACAATGTTAAGTGGACAACCGATTTGGGTTACTCCATGAACGGCATTGGTGCGGGTTGGAATCTCGCTGACACTGGTTGGAACGCAAGTGACACCAGTGGAGAGTACCTAGTTCGTACACAACTTCAGGTTTCATTCTGATAACCTTTATATCGCTCTATTAGAGCGATATCTCCCTCCCAAAAAGGCCTCGCTCTTCGGAGCGGGGTTTTTTATTTGCACAAAATTCCAATTTTGCCTTTTCAGTCCCTATATATTATAGGGATAAGGGAGAATATGTTAGTACGGTTTTTAATCCTGATAATAGGTTTATGTCTTTCAAGCTGTACTACAACTTTCCCGACACCTCCAAAAGAAAATTCAAAAATAGAAAAGGTTCTTCCTCCTAGTATATTTACTTACTTGGACGAGTTTCCTTTCGACCCATATCCTTTTGTTGGGTCTATTAATTACTCTGATGGTAGATTAATAGGAAGTGGTGTTCTGATTGCACCAAATCTAATCCTTACCGCCGCACATGTGACGGAAGGAAAAGATGATTTAATGTTTGTTGAATATGATGGTGATGCACATTGTGTAAAAGAAGTCATCTATTATCCAACATATATTCCTGAAATTCTGGAACATGATATTGCAATAGTGGTACTCGAAACAGAATCTAATGAAACACCAGTGGAATTTGCCGAATTTGTTTATAAAAGAATGAACTTGGTAACCGTAGGTTATGGAACAGGAAGAAAACGATTTAGTAACTACGGTGTCTTCTGGTATTACGGCAGACTCATAGCAAAACCACAATTTATGATTATGTTGCCTATAGATGGAACTATTTGGTTTGGTGATTCAGGCGGCGGTGTATTTACAGTCGATAATAAATTGGTAGGTATCATGTCATATTTCCAAACAACTAGGTCTGGAAAAATTTACGAGAATGGATGTGCTAGTATAGAGTACTACAGAGATTGGATTGAGGAGGTTCAAAATGAACAACGATTGGAAGGAATGGATAAACGATAGAATTTCTTTACTCTCTACACCACTAGGTATGGGTGTGAGTGTATGTGGTTTTATTATTGGTATATTAATCGTTAAATTTATACAGGGATGACATGGAAGATATATGCGTATTAATTATATTTGTATTGCTTATCTTTTTCCCCCTTGATGAATCTGAATAAATACTATATGGAAGAAACCTATGGACATTGGAATAGTTTACCTGCTGACTTTAACCCTGACGATTGGTTTGGTTTTGTCTATCGAATTACTCGTAAAGACACAGGAAGAAAGTACATCGGCAAAAAACAAATCCATTCCTATCGCCGCAAGAAAGTCAAAGGGCGAAAGAATAGAAAAAGAGTAATTACTGAGGCCAAGTGGAGGGAGTACACTGGTTCTTGTGACCAACTGAATGAAGAAATTCAAGTTGAAGGAAAGGAAAAGTTCACCTTCGAAGTCCTGAAATTATGCAAGACTAAAGGTGAACTTACCTTTTCCGAGGTGGAGTACCAAATCAAGAACGATGTACTAACTGCATTGTTAGAAGATGGAACCCGTGCATACTATAACTCAAATATAATGAGTCGTTGGTTTGCTTAAACTCGTTTAAAACCGTTCTTAATTTTTACTTTTGCAATTATCTCTTTGGTTGTTTTACTGGTCAACTTAGAAGCAACACCACCAACACCAAAGATTTCTTTTCGTTCCTCTAGTGAAAGTCTAACCTTCATTTCTTCAATGAGGTTTACAATTTCTTTCATTGCATCTTTGTCTTTCCTGCCGTCAATTAACATCCAACCAACTACACCAAGTGCAGCTAAGAATCCTACTAT